GCCGTCCGGTCCCGTGCCGGTGAACGCCGCGTAGCTGCCGAGGGAGGCCGTCCAGTTGCCGTCGCTGCCCGAGTAGTTGTGCGGGGCCGCGCCGGTCAGCAGGTTCGTGTACCCGGGCAGCACGTAGATCCGGAGCGTGCCGTCGCTCGCGATCTCGTAGTCCCAAGTATTCGCGCCGAAGCTCTGGAGTGTACTTTGCGCGCTGTTGCTGATCTCGTAGACGGTGCCCGTGCGCGCCAGCGCGAGCCCCGCGGGCGTGCTGGTGTTCTTCCAGTCCCACGTGAAGAGGTCGCCCGTGGCGGGGCGGGACGCGGCGAGCGCGGCGAGCGAGGGGCGCGGCATCGGATCAGCTCCGGAGGTAGACGCCGCTGGCGTAGCGGGTGATCACGACGCACGTCGCGCCGCTCGGCCAGGGCGCGGTGCTGGCGCCCGAGCCGCCGCCCCCGCTCCCCGCGTATTTGAATTTCCCCGAAGCGCTGCACGCGAACGTGTGCGCGGGTGCGGTCGTCTCGGTCGTCGACCAGAATTCGACGGTGTCGCCGTTGGCCCACAGCGACTCGTCGATCGTGATCGTCAGCGTGTCGGCCGTGAGCGTGTAGCGCGCGACCGTCGGCACCGCGGAAAAATTGCCGCTCTTGTCGGTGTTGAGCACCTTCGTGGCGCCGTCGTACGTCGTGCGCGTGCTGCTGGTGCCGACCGCGCTGCTGGTCAGCACCGCGGCCGTGATCGCCTTCGAGTTGGCGTCGAGGGGCCCGATCAGCGGCGTGCGCACGATCGGGTAGCTGATCGTCCAGCCGTTGGTGCCGACGGTCCCGCCTGCGCCGATCGTGACCAGTGCTTTCAGCGCCGCGCTACCATCGGCGATGTACACGGTGGACGCCGCCGGGATCGCGGCGCCGTGCACCGCGTCGGAGCGGCGGGTGAGGATGAACGGGTGGCTCGCGTCGCCGACCTGCGTGACCGTGTAGAGGCCGCGGTTGGCGCTGGTGGCCTCGGCCTCGACGAGGATGGCGTCCGCGACGCTCGGCGTGACGGTGTCGACGGTCAGCGCGCCGTTGGCGTTGCCGGTCAGCGTGCCGCTGCCGCTCGACGAGTACGTGCACGCGGGGAGCGCGCTGCCCGCGGTGCAAAGGCGCACGTAGGTCAGCGCCTGGCCCGCGCCGGCGTCGCCCGTGTCGACGTAGCCCTTGGTCGCGGCGTCGGTGGCCGCGCTCGGGGTGCCGAGGCCGGTGACCTTGTGGCCGCCGGCCGCGAGGTCCGCGGCGAGCGGGGTGCTGAGGCTCGGGCCCGCGCCGTAGTTTGCCGGGGTGTTCGACATGCTAGTTCGCGATCCTTCCGCCGACGCGCAGCACGAGCGTCGCGCTGCCGCCGCCGGGCGTGCCGACGCACGTCCCGACCGGCAGCGCGAAGGTCCCCGCGGCTGTCGGTGCGACGTTGGTGAGCTTCCCGGCCGTTGCGTCGTCGAGGTAGATCTCGTCGCCGTCGACCCACGTCCCGGTCTGCACGGCCGCCGCGATCGTCGCGGCGCCGTGCGTGATCAGCGTGGCCGTCGCGCCGGCGATCGTGCTCGCGGCCACGAGCCCGAGCACGCGCGCGGTGGCGCTCGCGTTCGCGCGCGACAGGTTGATGTTCGCGCTGGCGTTGTAGACCGGCGCGCCCTGCGGAAGCGTGCTCCCGGTGGTGTTGGTGCGCGAGACGGAGAAGCTCGTGCCGGCGCCACCGCCCCCGCCCGCGGTCGGTGTCCAGAGGCTCCCGTCCCACGTCAGCACGTCGCCGACGCTCGGCGCGGTCGGGTCGATCGCGCGTCCGCGGAAGTACCCCGCGTCCTGGAGTTCGGCGGGCTGCGCGCCCGGCACCCACGGCCCGGGAGACGGCTCGATCGAGCGCGGCGAGGCGTAGGCCCACGTCGACACGGGCGCGATCAGCCGCCCCTCGGAGAGCGCGATCATCACCGGGTTGAAGCCCGACCACCCGTCCTGAATCGGGAGGCGCACCGGCATCCACCCGCTCGCGTCGAGGCTATTCGAATAGCCGACACCCGGCGTCGCGGCGCACGCGAACCAGAGCCCCTCGATGAACCGGATCTGCTTGATGGTCAGCAGGTTCGTGGGCGCGCTCTGGCTGCTCCACGTCTGCCCGCCGTCGTTCGAGACGTACCAGGCCACCGCGGTGCCGCTGTCGATCCGATACGCCAGCACGTGCCCGGCGTCGTCGCACTCCAGGCGCCAATTGCTCGACGTCGGGAGCGTCGTGGTCCCGTTCTTCGTCCACGTGGCGGTGCCCGTCGTCGGCGCGCGGTAGATCTCGCCGTCGTTCGTGACGGCGATCCACCCGGCCGGCGTGCTCTCCGAGGCGGGCACGAACAGGACGGCGATGAAGTCGCCCGTGGGCGCGGCGGAGAGCGTCTGCAGCGCGAACGAGGTGCCGTCCGCGCTCCACAGCACCTGCGTGCTGGTGACGCAGACGACGCCATCGCTGCCGGCCGCGAGGCCCGCAATCGTCGTGAGGCCACCGGGGATGGTGGACGCGTGCCAGTCGTTCGCGGCGTTGCCGATCGAGCTGGTGTGCGTGCCGTCGTCGGGCCACGACCACCACAGCTTCGAGTCCTGCGACGACACGACCCAGCGCGTGCCGGCCGCGGAGAAGACCAGATACCCGATGTTGTCGGAGAGGTTCCCGACCGACTGCTTCTTCCACGAGTCGCCGCGCTTCGACGTCCAGAACGCGGATGGCTCGGTGAAGACGAGGCGCCGCCGCGGCCCCGCGGCCGGCTCGATCGTCACGTTGTCCGCGTCGAGGTTCGCGATGCCGAGGCCCGGCGTGACCGGGCCGGTGTCCACGATCTCGACGCGCTGCCAGTTCGCGAGGCCCGGGCCCAGCAGCACGTCGAACCACTGGCCCTGCAGGTGCCGCCAGTAGTTCTCCCACTCCGCGGGCGGGCGGTCGCCCGGCGCGAAGCCGCCTTGCCGTACGTCCTCGGCCGGCTCGATCAAGGTCGCGTCAGGATCGGTGCCCCAGCGTGGGCGCAGTGGCGGAATCTTCGGCATCAGGCCATCACTCCGGTGAGGTGTCCGCCCACGCCGCCGCCGTCCGCGCTCAGTCCGCGGTTCGCGTCCGAGACGGGGAACAGCGAGCCCGCGGGCGCGAGCGTGTAGAGCCCGCCCTCGATGAACGACGGCACGATCAACTGCAGCTGCACGCCGCCGCTCTTGCCGAGGCGCAGCACGCGGAGCAGCGGTGCGCCGTCGAACGGCAGCGGGGCGTGCGGCTCGATCACCACGGACGTGTGCCCCTCGCGCACGCTGAACGTGACGCCCGAGCCGGTGAGCGCGAGCGTCACGATCGCGATCAGATCCTCGACGCCGCCGCTCGATCGACGCGCGCGAATCGCGGCGCGGAGGATCGGGCGATAGTCGGTGTCGTCGAGCGTGCCGCGCGGCATGCCCACGAGCACGCCGATCTGATCGAGCTGGGCCCCCACGGCGTACGTGAGATCTGCCTGGAGCAGCAGATCCCAGAGCGTGTCCTCCAGGATCTGCACCTGTGCGAGCCACGCCGCGGAGATGGCCTTGAGATCGAGCGCGTTGCGCAGCCGGCGCATGAACGCGGCCATCCCGTCCGCCACGTGCGTGGTGACATGCGCGTGCGCGGCGATGCGGTCGGGCTCCGCCATCAGAGCACCACCACGGTGACGCGCGAGGTGTCGAACGCGGCCAGCTCGCGCGGCCCGATCGCGATGTTCTGCTCGCGCTGGGCGGTCGATGCGGTGCCGATCCGCAGCGACACCACGTCCAGCACGCCGGCCAAGTTCACGAGCGCGGCCTCGAGCTTCGAGCGGATCACGTCGCCGCCGAGGCGCAACTTCGCGCCGAACGCGACGGCTGCGGCCTTCACCGCGGCATCACCGACGTACGCCGCCACGTCGCGCGCGAGCGTCACGGTGACGTGCACCTGGACCTGCAGCGGCTCGCTCCAGCGGACCGTGCGCGCGACGTTCTGCGAGTCGACCACCGTCGCGCTGTGCGGGTTCAGCGGGTCACTCCACGTGCGGATGCCGCCGGCCTTGCTCTTCCAGAGCTTCGTAGCCGCGGCCTGGCGCGCGTCCGTGAGCGCGGTTCCCGAGAGCCCGGACTGGAACTGAATCACCGCCTCGATCGAGTGCGGCGGACGGCCGATGGTGTCCGTGATGTCCGTGTCGTTCTCATCCACCGTGCACGCGGCCACCACGAGATTCCCCGCAGAGTCCGTCACGGCGAGCAGATCGGCGCGGATCGCTTCGATGGGCGAAGTGCCTTCGCCCGAGAGCTCGTCCTCGCGGCGCGCGCGGAGCGCCGGGTCACCCTCGACGGGGGAGCCCACGGCCGCATCCACATCGTTCGTGACGGCGCTCCAGCCCGTCACGGGCGTGGCGATGACGTTGATCTGCCCCGCGTTGGCGACGAAGATCCCGGCGTTCACCGCCTCGCCCTGCACGGTCACGTCCAGCGTACCGGACGTGTCGTTGATGGCGTCCTCGGTGGTCGCCCAGCGGTTGTCTGGTTGCCCGTTCACCTGGGCGACGGAGCCGGCCGGAATCGTGCGATGCGCCGTGACGGTGAGCCGCAGCGGAACGCGCCCCTTCGTCTCGCCGCGCCGCTGCGTCCCGGTGATCGCGCACACCGCGTCCAGCGCGGCGTGCTGGGCTGCGCGGGGGTCGCGGATGCTGTAGAGCACGCCCGCAAGTTCCCAGAGCTGGGCGAGCTGCGGGATGATCGATGCATTGAGCTGCCCAACGGGCGACTCCGCGGAGGTGTCCAGCTGCGGATCGATCGCGCCGCGCTGCGAGGCCTCGATCTCGTCTTTCAGCTCGGCGATCGTCTTGATCGTCAGCCCGGCGCTGGAGAGCCCCGCGGTCACGCGCCGGCTCCCGCGTCGAACGCATCGAGCGAGACAGGCTCGCCCTGCGCGGTCTGTGCTTCGAGCGTGATGCTGGCCTTGCGCGTGGACGGATCCACGGCCATCGCGAACGCGCTCAGTGCCGCGACGCCCGGGCAGCTCTCGGCGGCGCGCCGCAGCACGCGCTCGAACTGCGACTCCACGCCCTTCTGGCCGAGGTACGCCGCATACGGGATCCCCTGGCGCGTGTCGAGCGCGTACTCACCCTGCCAGAGCGAGAGGCGCAAAAACATCCGCTGGCGGACGCTCTCCGCGCCCGCGTCGGTCAGACGGGTGCGCCCGTTCGCGTCGAGCGCGAGGTCACCCGTCGTCGGATCGAGCGCGAGGGTCCGCACGCACCCAGCGTGGCCCTCTCCGCCGTCCTACACAGCCCGCGGCTGGCACGAAAGGCCGGGACGGCGCAACGGTCTGCCGCGATGGGCACAGTGGGCCGGCATGACCCTGAGGGGTGATTGCGCACCCCGCCTATCAGGCTCGATGATCCGCCGGATGCGTCCCACGACCATGCTGGTTGCCCTCGCGCTCGTCCTCGGATGCCGCTCGCGCGCCACCGTCACCGCGCCCGCGGCCGCGCGCTCCGCCCCGGCCGCTGCGGCAGCACCACCCGAACCCCCTGCCCCCGCGCCGGCCCCGGTTCGCGCGCAAGCTCCAGCGGTCGAGCCGCTCGTGATCACCAATCCGACGTGCGCGGGCGCGGATGTCATCGAGGCCATCGGCCCGGGAATCGAGCATGACCAGCCCATCGTGTGCCGCCTTACAGACGGAGGCGTGGGATTCTCGATCGGCGTCATTGCCGACCGCGCGCGGCGGTACCTCATGGCGATGGCGATGGTCACCACGCGCAACATCCGGCAGATGTCACCGGCGGACCACGCCCGAGAGATCACGCGGATGGACGACGAGTCCAGAACCGACCGCGAGCACTGGACCACGCCCGGGCTGATCCGACGCGCCCCCGACCGGGCGCGTGGCCGGTTCGTTCGTTTGGAGGGCGAAGCACGCAACGTCCACGAGTCGAACGGCGTGACCTCGCTGGAGCTGACCACGGATCCCATCGGTCGGGAGCGATGGGCCGTGTCGATGCCGGCCGTAGCCGATGACCGCATCGTGGATCGCGCGCGCGTCCGGGCGTACGGCATCTTTTCCGATGCACCCACCGAAGAGGGGCCGCTGGGTGCCGAGGTGGTCCCGGTGGTGTTCGCCGTAGAACTGGTGCCGATCGCCGATCCCCCCGCGACGCAGTAGGCGTTGCGTCTCCGGCCCTGGGGGGCGAGAGTTCCGCGGTGCGAGGTGGCATGCGACAGACGTGCATAGCTCTGGTGGCCCTGATGGTCGGTTGTTCGAGCGGAAGTCCGCTCGCGGATGGCGGCGCGGACGTGCCGGCAGATACCGGCAGCGACGTGCAGAACGCGGACTCCGGCAGCGATACCCCGGTGCCGATCGACGCGCCTGGAGACGTGCAGGCGAGTGACGCGGCGGACGCTGCGGACGCGGGTCCGATCGACTACGACGTCACGCACGAATACCCGCGCCTCTCGATCTTCGCCGGGTTTCGCAGCGGCGCAGACTACGTGCACACCGCAGCACCGCTCGCGTGCTCCACGAGCGGCGACGGCGGCAACGTCACCTTCTCGCTTCGCGCGTGCGTGGAGGGCAGCAGCGTGTGCCTCGACGTGAACGGAACGATTCCCGCCGGGAGCGACGGCGGCGGCGCGTCGGTGACCTTCCGCGGCGCCGGCGGTGCGACCCTGACCACGACCGACGTCCACGTGGCGCGCGGTCCGGTCTATGGCGACAGCACCTCGTTTCTCCAGAGCGTGCACGTCACTGTCCGAGCGCCGGGCGCGAACGGCATCGCGGATGTGACCGGCATTCCCGGCCGCACGCTGTCGCCGGACTACGGCGATCTCTGGCTCATGGGGTGCCCGTTCCGCTGACCGCTACGTCGCCTTGAACTTCGACGCTGCGACGGTCGCGAACGGTGTCGCGCACGACGGGGGCGGGGTCACCGGCACCGCCGCAGCGATGCCGTTGATCGCGAGGCGCAATGTGTTCAGGCGAGCATCCACCGCGGCAGCGAGCGCCACGAAGTCCGCCCCCGGATACCCGCCGCCGTGCACCTTGCCGTCCGGGTCGATCTGCAGGCGCGTTCCGCCGCCGCTCTCCAGCATGATCGTGCCGTCGCTTTTCAGTGTCAGACGCGGGCCGCTCGACGCGTCTGCACCGATCACCATCGATCCCGCCCCGGGCGCGTGCGCGAGCGGCTGGCTGCGCACGAAGTAGCCCGGCAGACAGACGCAGTGCGCGAGGTGATGCCGGCGCAGATCGCCCGGGAACGCGACGCCCCCGTCGCCCGCCTCCCAGTGCCCCACGGCCGTCTCCTGGCTCACGATCAGCACGGTGTCGCCGACCGCGACGGGGAGCGCGACGAAGAAGCCGCCGGCGCGCGGGAAGAGCACCGGCACCTCCGCGAGCGGCGGGAGATCCTCGTACTCCACGGTGCCGTCCGGCTGCGGGTTCGGGTAGCGCACCAGCGGGAGCACCGTCGCGCGCTGCGTGCCGGCGTCGTAGTGCTCCACGCGGCCGGGCATCGCCGTGTGCACCTCCGCGAGCGATTGCTCGATGAAGGCCTGCATCACGTCGGTGAGGTCGGGGCTGTCGGGGCGCTCGCCGGGCATCAGGTCACCTGTCGGAGCTCGAGGGCCGCGTACCACGGCGACGATCCGCCGCCGGTCGACTGGCCGGTGTATTCGGCCGTGGTGATGCGGTACAGCCCGCGCTGCACCGCGCTCGCCAGCTGCACCTGGCGCCCGGGCACGAGGTCCGGCTGGAGGAACGCGCGGGCCTTCAGCGCGCCGTGCTCCCCGATCTCCGGCGAGCCCACGAGGCCCGTGTCCGGCGAGAGCAGCACGGCCGTCCGCGCGAGCGCGCCGCCGTAGGGCAGCACCTGGAGCACCCCGTCCTGGATCGACCACGACAGGCGCGCCGAGTGGAGCAGCGCCGTGAGCTCCCGCGCCGCCGGGCCCCGCACCGCGGTGCCGCGCGGAAACAGCGCGCCCACGCGATCGAGGCCCGCGGCCCGGAGGGCCTCCGGCACGTTCCCGGTGCCCACGCCCATCGCGTCGGCGATGGCCCGCACCACCTCGTCGAGCCGCGTGTCCGGGCCGAACGCGCGCCCGCAGCGGGCCGTGCGGATCGCAAACGCGCCGTCGCCCGCCAGCACCTTGACGTTGAAGTCGGTCCCGTCGCGCTCGATCTGCGAGCGCCGGCCGTCGCCGCGGAACAGCAGCGACAGGCCCGTGTCGCGGTAGCCCGCCTCGACCTGGACCAGCGGCCGGCGCGCGCCGTGGATCTCGCGGCGGTGCGCGTCGGTGAGGTTGAAGATCGTCAGCTCGCACGTGCCCGGCGTGGCGCGCAGGGTGCGCTTGATCTTGAACTCCACGTCCAGCGCATCGGTCTGCAGCGTGCCCACCTGCACGCGCCAGATGCGGCCGTAGAGCGCGCTCACGCGAGCTCCGCCGCGGTGACGTACACCAGCACGAAGCGCGTCCCGAGGTCGCTGAACGCGGGATCGAGGTCATCGAGGCCGAACGCGTCCAGCACGGCCAGCTCGCCCGGCGGACGGCGCGTGTCCGTCACGCCCTTGAGCAGCGGGTAGCCCGCCACGAGCGTGCGCCCCAGCAGGATCGCGGCGCCGTCCTGATCGGCGAGGTCCAGCGTCCACGCGCCCGCGCGCTGGTTCCAGCGGAACGCGAGCACGTAGTCGCGGCCGTCGAGCGCGGTGCGCTGCGTCCACGTCGCGACACCTCCGGGCGTGCACGGGATCTCGATCATTGGCGCAGCCTCCGCACGCGATCGCGCAGCGCATCGCTACCGCGTGCCCACGCCGAGCGGTTGTCCGCTGGGCGCCCTGGCTGTGCGCCGCGCTGCTGCTGGTGCTGGCCGCGGCGGTGGCGCGGGGCCGTCACCGGCACGCGCTGCGTGGTCACGAGGCGCACGCGCTTGAGGTCCAGCACGACGGGCAAGCCGTCGCCGTTCTCCGCGTCGCGATCGAGCCGGTAGCGCTCGATCACGTAGGACTCCAGCGTGCGCAGGCTCGTGGTCACCGTGAGCAACTGGCCCGCGTCGCGCCACGCGCGGAGCAACGTGTCCACGCCGCGCACCCGATCGAACTGCTGCGACCACTGCAGCGCGGTGACCGGCACGTCGGTGTTGCCCACGCGGACCACGCCGGAGCGGGTGGTCACGGCGCTGGCGCCGTCCATCTGCGTCCCGGGCACCACGATGGGGGTGTTCGAAACGAACGCTTCGAGGGTCAGCGTGTCGTTCCCCGGGCGCACGTTGTCGGTGACCGCGGCGCCCTGCTCCACGGCATGCTCCGTGATCTCCGCCGGGGCCTCGTAGCCCTCGCGCTCGCTCACATCGAACTCGATCGCGACGATGGTTCCATCGCTGCCGGTGGCTTCGAGGGTCAGCACGGCGGGCCCCCGGCGGCGCGCCAGTCATCATCGATCACGCGGTAATCGCACGTCAGCTCTTCGCCTTCGGCGATGTCGCGCGCGGCCACCGTCTCGAACGCGTCGCGCGCGTCGTCGCAGTTCGGCGATGGGGCGTGGTTCATGAAGCGCGCGTCGTCGCCGCACAGAAACACGGCGTCGCCGACGCGATAGCCGTAGCGGGCCAGCGCCTCGCGCGCGAGCGGCGGGAGCCCCTCGATGGCTCCGACCGGGATGCGGGTGTCCAGCAGGGTGGCGAAGCGCCAGAGCACGGTGCCCGCGGGAATCCGCTGGCCGGCAAACAGCCCGATGCCGTGGATCCGCGAGGGCGCGAGGTAGGTGCGCACGAGCAGCATCAGTGCCTGTCTCCTGGCCAGACGGGGTGGGCCGCGTCGAACGCCGCCGCGGTGTTGCGGTTCAGCTCGTCGAGCACGCGGGTCGCGGCCTCGTTCGGGCTCTCGACGCCGTGCACGTTGATCTCGTTCCGCTGCGTGACGGTCACCTGCGGCGGACGCGTCGGGGCGGGCGTCGCCGCCGGCGTCGGCGCGGGGGCCGCGGCCGGCAGCGTCACACCGCGCGTCGTCGCACGCGGCGCGTTCTCCGCGGTCTGGGCGTTCAGGCCCGAGCCGTTGATGATGTTCGCCCAGTCCCTCGCCACGCCTCCCGCGACATTCGCGATGCCGCGCCCGAGGCGCCCCAGCCAGCTGTTCGAGATGTACCGGCCGAGGCGCGAGAACATCCCGCCGAACTGCTCATCGATCCACGTGAACATCTCGCCGAACACGCGCCGGATCGCCGTGGCGGCGTTCGACGCAAACAGCTCCATCCCCTGCCAGGCTTCGGAGAGGTAGCGGTACGCCTCCTGCGCGGCGTGCTGCATGCCTTCCCAGGCCTCGCGGACGAACCCCACGAAGCGCGCGGACGCGCCCACGCCGCCCATCGAGTCGAGGAAGCGCCCGATCACCGAATCGCCGCCGCGGAACAGCGTGATCAGGTCGTCCAGAACGAGGATCACCGCGGCGACCACCGCGGCCATCCCGAGGAACGGCCGCAGCACCGGGAGCCACGCGTAGAGCAGCCGGGCCGCGGCGAGCGAGCCGATCGCGCCCATGCCGGCCATGGCGAGCCTGACGACGTTCGTCCCGCGCGTGAGCTGGTTGAACGTGCCCACCGCCTGCCCGACCCAGCCCACCATCGAGGTCAGCACCGGCAGCAGCGCGTTGGCGAGCTGGGCACGCACCCCGTCGCTCGCGACGCGCCAGCGCAGCATGGCCTGGCGGTAGCGCTGGGCGGACTCGATGGCGTCGTGGTCGATCGCGCCGCCCAGGCCCTCGAACTCTTCCCGCAGCGCGGCGACGCCCCCCGCGCCCGCGTGGAGCACCGGGAGCAGCCGCGCGCCCGCTTCGCCCAGCAGCTGCTGCGCGAGGGCGACGCGCCGGGCGGGATCCTCGATCCGATCGAACCCATCGCCCAGGTCATCCAGCAGATCCACGAGCGGGCGCGTCTGCCCGTGCGCATCGGCCGCGCGAATGCCCAGCGCCTGGAACGCCGCCGCGGCCGTGGCGTTGCCCGTCGCGGCGCCGCTGGCGTTGCGCGAGAGCGCGCCCAACACAGCATTGAACTGCTCGGCGTTGACGCCGGCATTCTCGGCCGCGAACGACAGGCCCTGCATCTCGTCCGCCGCGAGGCCGTAGCGGTCCGCCGCGTCGCCCACGGCGTTGGCCTGCTCGGCGAAGCGGTCGGTGAACTCCACGATGCCGCGAATCAGCGCGCTGCCGGCGACGACGCCCGCGAACTGGCGGACCACGCCGATGGCGCCGTTGATCGTCTGCACGCCGCGCTGGAGGTGTTCGTCCTCCCACTCGATGCCGAAGACGGCGGCGATCTCTCTCAGCGCGTCGTGGTCAGCCATCGCTCACTCGTCCTCTCGCTCGGCCAGCGCCCGCTCGATCGCGTCCAGCACCGCGTTGGCGTCCCAGACGTCCGCGAGCGTCCACTCGCTCAGGATCACGTGCAGCGAGTCCTGGTAGCGCCCGCTGGTCGCGATCCGGTGCACGCTCCACGGGATGTGCGCCGGGATCTGGATCTTCAGCGCGCCGGAGCCGCCGCGGCTGAAGCGCCGGGTCGGGCCGCGAGGCGACTCCCCAGCGCGCTCCACAAAGGGCCAAAGCTGACCTCCGCAGCGGCGCGGAGCCAGAGGAAGAACAGCGCCAGGTCGCCCGCGAAGTACTCGTCGAAGTGCTTCGCCAGCGGGATCAGCCGGTCGCTGCCGGAGGGCGCGTCGGGCGGCGCGGCCATGGTCACCTCGGCGAAGATCCGGGCGATGGCCTCGAGGTCATCGTCCTGCAGGCGCGCGAGCGCGCCCTCGATCGCGCGCGCCAGCGTCGGTCCCTCGATGGCGTCGAGCGCCTTCCCGCCGCCGGACACGAGGCTCCCGAGCACGGGGCCGGCGACGCGCGCGAGGCGCGAGAGCACCTTGAGCGAGGGGCCGGAGCCGAGCGGCTTGATCTCGAACGCTCGGCCGTTGATGGTGCGGTGTTCTGCTGCGCGCATCGCTCACCTCACGTGCTGGGGTTGCCGCTGAAGTTCAGCTCGGCATCCGCGCACTCGAACGTCCATTCGTACTCGCTCGCCTCCGCGCCGCGGCCCATGTCAGGCTCCTTGGCGAGCCAGCAGCGCTCCGCGTGGCAGAGCAGCACGCCGGAATTGTTGTCGCGCACCTGGAACACGCCCACGCCGCTGCCGTTCGGCGCGCCCGTGTCCGCGTTGAACACGCCCTGCAGGTAGTCGTTCGTCAGGCTGGTGTGCATCAGCTTGACCGTGATGGTGCAGCGCCGGTCGTTCGACTTGTAGCGCGTGACCTGGCCGTCGGTGCCGGCCTTGCTGCTCCAGCGCTGTGTGGTGCGCTTGATCGCGATGAACTCGCCCTCCGCGAAGCCGCTGTCGAGCGCGCGCCCGAGGAACGTCGCGGTCACCTGATCGGAGCAATACGTCTTCAGATCGCCCATGGCTTACCTCACACCGTCAGGGTGCCGCTGATCTCCGTGAGCACGATCGCGCCCGCGAGCGGCGCCGTGAACTGCACGCCCGGCAGCTTGCGGAGGCGCTTGTCCGCGTCGCTCACGTCCGCGGCCTTCGGCGCGCTCACCGCGTAGGCCGGGCTGCTGGTCAGCAGCTTGACCTTGATGCCGTCCTTGATCTGCGCGATCACCTCGCCCGTGACGGCGGTGATGCCGGCATCGTCGAACGTGACCTTCTCGCTCTGCGCCTGGAGCGCGACGACGCGCTCCTGCATCCGGGCGGTCATCCAGTCGATGCCGCGCACGACGTCGACCCACTCGCCGCCGGCGACGAGCCCGCCGCTGGTGAGATCGAGGCCCGAGATGTTCGTGTAGTACGTCGCGCGCTTCGCCTTCAGCGCGGACTCCTGCGTGTCCGTGAGCGCGTAGCTCGTGACGCCCACGAGCGTCTTGAACACCCACGTGTCCGAGCCCGGATCCTTCGGGAGCCGGTTGCCCAGCAGCGCCGCGGCCATCCAGGTCTGCCCGAAGCTCGGGTGAAAACAGGTGAGCGTGCGGCCGTACGACAGCGCCTTCAGCTCGCTGAATACGTCCGTGGTGGCGTTCGGGTCCATCGCCGCCGTGGCGCCGTTCTGCCCGACGAAGAGCACCCCGTGCGTCTCGGCCCACGCCGCCGCGATCTCGATCTCCGCCTTGCCCTGCCCCTCGATCGCCAAGCCATAGAACGCCTTGTCCGCGGTCTGGATGGCGGTGAGCTGGGCATCGAGGTCGCTGTCCGCCGTCGTCTCCGCGACCGAGAGCGTCCCCGACCACGCGCTGTAGTCGATCTGCTCGCCGGCGATGACGGCGGTGCACACCACCTTCGTGGTGCTGGCCCCGGTCGCCGTGAAGCGAGCGCGGACGCCCATCGTGAAGGTGCCGCCGGACCCCGACTGCGCGGGGATCGCCACGGCAGTGACGGTGCGGAACAGCTTCGAGCCGCTCACCGTGGCGTTGCCGCCGTTCGGCACGTTGAAGCTTTCGGTGATGACGGTCCCCTTGCCGTCGGTGCCGGTGACCACGATGGTGGTCGCGTCCCAGTCCGCGTGGCTGGAGAACGTGAACGTGAGCGCGCGCGCGGGGGCCATCGTGCGCGTCCCGATCACGCCGTTGAGGCTGGTCCCGGTGAGGTTCTGCGTGCCGTTCGTGCTGGCGCCGCCGGTCGCGATGATGGCATCGACGTCCGCGCCGTTGATGGCGTTGAGCGCCGAGGCAAACGCGGTGCAGACCGCGGCCGTGTCGTCGCCCACCAACGCGGTGTACGTCGCGTCCGCGCCGTTCGCGTGCGCCGCGTAGATCTTGCCGGCGGAGGGCGCCTCAGGGGTGAGCTCCACCACCTGGGCGTTCGGCGCGGCACTGCGGCGCCCGATCTTGATCCGCTCCGGGCGCGGGCGCTGTGCGAACGCCGCCGCGGCCATCTTGTACAGCGGGTCATAGCTCTGGAAGCCGTCCGCGGACATCCCCAGGAGCCCCGTGTACGAGCGCACGCGGTCGCTGCTGGCGCCCCAGCGATCGTGGTAGCCCACGAAGCACGGCACGCCGAAGCCCTTGCGCGTGGGGCCCGGGCTCGATGCGGTGATGGTGACCTTCGCGATGTCGTCGAGTGCCATGCTGCCCTCACGTAACGGTGAACGTGTCCGTGCGCTCCGCGGCCGTGGTGCCGTCCGGGCGCGTGATCGTCGTGGTGACCTCCACCGTCTCGATGGAGGGGAGCGCGCCCGCGGTGTCGCGGAACCCGCTCGTGGCGTTGAAGCGCAGCTCGATGAGCGCGCGCTTGATCCAGCGCTGGTCCGCCTTGTAGGGAGCCTCGGTGATGTCGGTCGCGCCGATCACGCCGAGGTTCACCGCGCGCAGCGTGGCGAGCGACGACGGCGCGCGGAGCCGGTCCCGGAGCGCCTCCAGCAGCGTCCGGGCGTTGCCCGCCGGCAGCTGCGAGAACGTGTCCACGCTGACCTGGAGCCGCAGCGTGCGGAGGCCCCGCACCACGGGCACCAGGTCGAACGCCGGCTTCGCCGCGCCCGTGTCCTCGTACAACACTTCGTCGACGCCCACGCCGCCGCTGCCCAGCCACGAGAGCGTGCCGAGCGCGCCGTTGCTCTGCGGGCGCGGCTCGTCCTGCCAGACCACGACGGCCAGGCCGGTGAGCGCCTTGACCCACGCGACCAGCGCGGGCTGGAGTACGGCGTAGTCCATCAGTCCTCGGTCACCTGGTAGGTGATCGACGAACGCAGTTGCCCCGTGTCGATCAGCGCGACGCTCGAGCCCTTCCGCTCGATCGTCTCCGCCGCGAGCGGTGGCGGAATGTTCGATGCCATGAACTTCTTGACCAGCCCCGCGATCCGCGCGCCGAGCTGCTCCATGGCCATCCGCGGCTGGACCTTGCCCTCGATGATGCGCCGGGCCTGCGCCGCCTGGAGCTTGCGGATCTCCTGCTCGTTGGCGTCGACGCCGCCGCGCAGGAACGAGCGCTGCGGGATGCCCGCGCCGGGCGCACCGAACTCGTGAATCGCCGCGACTTCGAGCAACGAGGCCTTGCCGCCGCCGTCGCCGCCGTCGTGGCCCTTCTTCGGGGCGTCCGCGAGGATCCCGACGCGCACGCGGAGCTTGCCCGCGATGCGCGCCGCGACGCGGGCGAGCCCGCGGTCGGTGTCGGTCACCCGCGCGTGTCCTCGGGTGCTCACGGCAGCAACGTCCCGTCGGGCAGCTGCCCGATCGTCCACGGACCGCCGGCGCTGGCGCGCATCAGCCGCTGCAGCTCCTGGCGGTACGTCGTGTCGCCCTTGTCGCTCTCCAGCCGGGCGTGCTGCCCGAACGGCGAGAGCGCGAGCAGGTGCGCGGCCTGGAGGCCCACGGCGTCGTCGAACCGCGCCCCGAACACGCGCGCGTCGAGCCGCCGCGTCGCCTCGGCGAGCTTCGCCTCGACGAGCGCGTCGGCCAGCGCCTCGAACTCGGGGTATGCGGTCTTGAACGTGGAGGCGGTCCAGGCCACGGCGGATCAGCTCCCCCGGGGCTTGGTGGTCCTGCTCTTCGGGTCGAGCGTGGTGTCCGCGGCGCTCCCGGTGCCCTTCGGCTCGGTCGCGGTCGCGAGGTCGGCTTCGAGGCCCGCGACGCGCTGCTGCAGCGCCGCGATGGTGGCGTCGCGTGCCGCGATGGTGGCGTCGCGCGCGGCGAGCGCCTCGGTCGTCGTGGCGAGCTGCGCGCCGAGGTCGCGCTCGACGCGCGCCACGTGCGCGTCCATCTCCGCGCTGAGCTGGGCGCGCAGCGCGGTCATGTCGACGTCGACGCGCACGCCCTGGCGCGCCTCGGCGAGCGCGGCTTCGAGGTCCGCGATGCGCGCGCCGCGGTCGGTCAGCTCGGCGACCATGGCCTCGACCTCGGCGCGCGAGGGCATGCGCCCGGCCTCGAGCGCCGCCTGGCGCGACGCGAGCACGGCGTCCTCGGGGACGAGCCGCCGCGCCTCCAGCGCGACGCGGACCGGCGCGCGGTCCGGGTCGACATCGCCGGCGTGGCCGGGGCGGATGCCCTCGACCTTCGCGGTGTGCATGTTGACGACGCGGAGCATCGTCACAGCCCGTCCGCGTAGCGCATCGAGCCCGGGAACCGGATCACGACGCCGCCGACGCGGATCTCGCACGGCACCAGGAACGAGAGGCTCTTGGCGAACACCGGGTGCTGCATGAACGGGATCGGCATCAGCGCCTCGAGCTTCTCGGCGTCGCGCTTGTAGACCACCGTGCGCGGCCCGTTGCCGCCCGCGTTGGCGAGGTTGAGCTCGTGCGCGAACTCGATGTTCCTGATGAACATCAGGTTGCCCTGCTCGCGCAGGAACTTGAGGATCGTCTTGTCGACGTTGTCGCCGACCGGCTTCGAGAGGTGCTTGAACGTCGTCGCCGCGAACGCGATCGTGTCGGGCAGCTCGGCGCCGTTCGACTCGTCGAAGATCTCGTTCTCCATCTTGCGGATGTCGTCGATGATCTGCACCGCGGTCGCGCTCGACCACGTGCCGGTCAGGCCGGACACGGTGTCGACGTTCGGGTTGTTGGCGAAGCCCGTGATGCCCTTGCGGCTGTCGCCGCTGAAGATCACGTCGTTGGCCTTCTTCGCGAGCACGCGCCGCACCGCCATCGCGCGCTTGTCGTCGATCGGGCGGCCGGTCATCTGCGACCGCCGGATGTCCTGCACGGTGTACTGGTAGCCCGCCGCGTACGAGACCAGCTTCGAGGTCTCCTCGTCGCCGGTGACGTCGACGAGCTTCACGTCGTCGCCGTAGTTGGTGAGCAGCTCGGCCTCGCCGAGCTCCTCCATCCAGCGGTAGGTGTACTCGTCGGCGCCGGCGTCGATGCCGGTCGCGACGGGCACGAGCGTCGTCCCCTTGTACTCGGGGTACGTCTTCTCGAAGAGCCGCTTGTCGATGGACTCGAGCTCGCGCGCGAACGCGGCGGTCTCGTTGGCGTCGGCGCGGACGCGGCGGCCCTCGCCCCCGACCAGCGTCTCGGCGATGCCCGAGCGCTCGAGCGCCTTCATGTAGCTGTCGAATCGCTTTCCCATGGTTCGTCTCGTCCTCGCGCCCGTCCCGCGGCGGCCGGTGGTGGTCGTTGTGTCGCGCGCGTGCGCGCGCGCTCAGGGCAGGTTGAGCTCGATCTTCGCCAGGCCCGCGCCGGTGATCGTCTCGGCGTAGCGCGCCGCGCGCAGCAGCCCGCAGTCGCTGGCGTCGGGCGTCGGGCGGATCGCGCCGTAGACCTCGCCGCCGGTCACGACGAAGCGCACGTAGACCGGATCGCCCTTGGTCGCCGCGGCCTCCGACGTGACCCAGACGAAGCCCTGGTCGAGCACCGGCATGTCGTCGTACTGGCCGTACGCCTCGGGCTCGCGCGTCGCGTCGTAGACCGCGATGCCCTCGACCTTGCGGTCGATCGCGCCGATCGCGAGGCCGAGGCCGACGTCGAGCGTGCCGTTGGTGCCGGTCTGCGGCGGGATCTTGACGTTGACGACGCGCGAGAACGCGACGACGCCGGTGAGCGTGACGTTGCCGCCGTTCGGCACCTCGAACGCCTCGGCGCACGGGGCGCCGAACGCGTCGAGCCCCTCGACGAGGATCGTGCTCGGGTCCCAGTCGGCGTGCGAGTTGAGCGTCAGCGTGACGTTGCGCGGCGGCCAGAACACGGCCGTGCCGACCACGCCGTCGAGCGTCGCGCCGGTGCAGACCTGCGCGGTCGTCGCGGTCGCCTGGACGGTCATGATCGCGTCGCCGTCGGCGCTCGGCGCGTCGCCCGACGCGAGCGCGCGTGCCTGGCCGTCGGCGGTGCCGCGGATCGCGAGCTGGCCCGCGACGGTCGCGGCCTCGGCGACGCGCGAGCGCACGCGCGCCCCGCCCTCGGCGATCATCCCCGCGACGGCGCGGCTCGGCCCGCCGTTGTAGCTGGTCTGGACAGGCATCTCTCAGGCTCCCTTCCCGGCGGTCTCGCCGAGCGGCGCGCGGCTGGAGGCCTCCAGCGTGCGGCACATCTTGGTGAACGGGTCCTCGTCGTCGGCGTCCGCGCGGGGCGCGCCCGCGCCGCCGATCGCGGCCTCGTGCGCCTTCGCGAGGCCGTCGTTGCGCGCCCCGCCATCGCCCTCGCTCTTGCCCCCGCCGGCCTTCTTCGCGCCCGCGACGGCCATGACGTACATGCCCTCGATCGCGTCCTTCGAGAG